CTATACCAAACGTAAGGTTGAGCTGACCTTACAGCAAAAGAAGTACTACAAAGAACTTAGAGACCGTATGGTCATGCAGGCTGCGGGTGAAGAAGTTACCGCCGTTAACGCTGCGGTTAACATGAATAAGTTACTGCAAATATCCGCAGGGGCAGTCTACACCGATACTGGTGACGCACTAGCGTTTGATATTAAGAACCGATATCGCGTCCTGATGGAAGCCATACAGGAGACAAGCGGTAAAGCCCTAGTGTTCGTACCCTTCAAGCATACCATCAAAATACTGTCTGAGAAGTTAGCGGCTGATGGTGTAACTAACGAGATCATTCAGGGTGACGTGCCTGCATCAAAGCGTACTGACATCTTTAAGCGCTTTCAAGAACAGGATAACCCACGAGTCCTTGTCATACAGCCCGCCGCTGCATCACACGGTGTTACGTTAACGGCTGCTGACACAGTTGTATGGTGGGCGCCTACAAGCTCATTAGAAACCTACGCGCAAGCTAACGCTCGTGTTCATAGGTCGGGACAGAAGAACAAATGCACCGTTGTGCAGCTACATGGATCCCCCGTCGAGCATCACGTTTATAGACTGCTTGACGACAGAATAGACGTACACACAAAAATAATAGACTTATATAACGAATTGCTTGACTAAGGCGTAATATACAACTAAATTTAGCAAACTAAAATAAAATAGGAGAACGTGATATGGAGGATGAGTCACGTCTTGGTAAGCTGACGAGTGCTTATATCAAGATACGGGACAAACGCCGCGAACTTATGGCTGAGTTCACTAAAGAGGACGATGCACTGAAGGCGCAACAGGACAAAATCAAACTGCACCTGTTGGGTTTCTGTAAGGAAAACGACATCGACAGTGTTCGTACAGAGGCTGGTCTATTCTACCGCACACAGAAGAAACGGTACTGGACGAGCGATTGGGAGTCCATGAACAAATTCATTATGGAGCATGGAGTTCCAGAGTTTTATGAGAAGCGCCTTAATCAAGGCGTAGTCCGTGGGTTCCTTGAGGAAAACCCTGATCTGTTACCACCAGGGCTCAACGTCGAGTCCGAATACATCATATCAGTTAGGAGAAAGTGATGAGTGATGAGTACGTAACCATAGACGAGGTTGCACGTAAGCTGCATATCTCGCTACCTACAGTGCGTAGTTGGGTTAAAGCAGGCCACATTGGCACGCAGGCTTACATTCGCGTAGGTACTACATATCGGTTCAATATGGGCGCGGTCCTGCAGTCTCTGCACGGAGCCAAACCCGAGGAGGACGAGCCGAATAACGATGTTCCAGCAGAGGAACCCGTAGATAACACACCTAAAAACAACTTAGACGAAGACTTCTAGGAGAACTACAAATGTCTGAATTGTCTATCTTTGAGGGTAACTCCCTCGTATCCACTGACCTGTTCAAGAAACTACAGGGTGTAACTAATAACCTGTTAGGTACGACTAACGGTGGTGGTATGCGCCGCATCAGTATTCGCGGTAAACGGTTCCGTGAGGTAGTTGGTAGCGAGGAGATGCGTGTTAGTAAGTCTAACAGCATGAATATTGTTATCATACAGGCTGCTCCACTATCCCGTATGTATTACGAAGGGTCATACTCTCCCGATAAGCCAGCCGCACCTCATTGTTGGTCGGCAGATACTACTTCTCCCTCACCAGACGTGCCGGAAGAGCAACGTATGGCCCCACGGTGCATGGATTGTACCATGAATATTAAGGGGTCAGGACAGGGTGATAGCCGCGCGTGCCGGTTCCAACAACGTGTAGCCGTAGTTCTGGAAGGCCAACTAGATAAAATATACCAGTTACAACTCCCCGCAACGAGCGTGTTCGGTGAAGGTAAGGACGGTAAGATGCCAATGCAGGCATACGCACGGTTCTTAAATGCCCATGATACACCACCTATTGCTGTCGTTACTGAGATGTATTTCGACGACGATAGCGCGGGTCCAAAACTTTTCTTTAAGCCTGTGCGTCCGTTGGAAGAGAGCGAATTGCACCAAGTGGCTAAGATGCTAGAGCATCCAGACACCGAGCGGGCTACGAAGATGAGTGTGGGTACACCAAAAGATGTTAGGGAGCTCCCTAACTCAGCCCCAGAGCCAGCGCCTAAGAAAGCTGCGCCTAAGAAAGCAGCATCAGTCTTTGAGGATGAAGATGAGGTGGAAGATGAACCACCCGCTGAACCAAAACGGGTTGCAAAAAAAGCCGCTCCAGTAGAGGATACGGACCCCGAGTTAGATGCTATAGTGAACGCTTGGGACGACTAACCTAAGCCCATTACTCCCCGTGGCTGTCTTTGGGAGAGGGCAGCTACGGGTCCTCGGGAGGATCGTATGGAACCAAGGACATTCTTGGATAGAGCACTGGCCCCAGACGGTTACTACTGTCTGTTTGCTGCAAAGGGCGCAGAGAATAAGCGCGTACAGCGTTTCTTTGATTCAGTAGGGTCTCTGTTAGATGCAGCACAATTCTTAAATTCTGATGGTTATGATGTTTACTTTGCCCTTGCTACATTTGAGGAAGAAGGCTCACGTAAAGTTGATAACGTAAAGAAGTTACAATCGTTCTTCTTGGACTTAGATTGTGGTCCTAGCAAAGATTACCCTAACCAATCCGAAGCTATTGATGCCCTAAAAAGTTTCTGTGTAACTACAAATTTACCTCGCCCACAGTTAATTAACTCGGGTCGTGGCGTACACGCCTATTGGTTTCTGGATGAGGCCATTGTGTACGATGATTGGATACAGGTCGCTGAGAAGCTCAAGGCTTGTTGCGTTACCCATAAGTTGTTAGCAGACCCTGCCGTAACCGCTGACGCTGCTCGGGTACTTCGCGTACCTAATACTCATAACCATAAAGAGGATCCACCCCTACGGGTCTATGGTTTTGGCATGGATCTGCCGGATCCTGTTAGCTTGGAAGAGTTCTCCAACGCTCTCGGCGCAGACTTTATGGCACCTCCTAAGAAGTTTATACCTGCGGAAGCCAACGCTGTAATGAACACGCTCCTTGGTAACAAGATGAGTTCGTTCAAGGCTATACTAGATAAGACCAGACGGCACGTTGGGTGCGCGCAGCTTAGTAACATTATCAAAAATCAGGCCGAAGTATCCGAGCCGATGTGGCGTGCGGGGCTATCTATTGCGAAGTTCTGTGAAGATGGGTCCAAAGCTGCGGAGATGATATCCAGTAAGCATCCAGAATACACGCCAATCGAAACAATTAAGAAGATGGATCTCATTAAGGGTCCATATCGTTGCGCTACATTTGATGAGTATTCGCCTGGTATCTGCACGGGGTGCCCACACTGGGGTAAGATTAAATCACCGATATCGTTAGGGCAGAGCATCCGTGAATCCGATGAGGACGTTGTAGTAGAAGCACCCTCGGCCACGCTCCCTAACAACCCCATAAAAACTTACACTATACCGAAGTATCCGACGCCTTACTTCCGAGGCGCTAACGGTGGGGTTTATGTACGCCGCACGCAACCAGATGGCACGGTAGATGAAGTGCCTGTATACCATAACGACTTATATGTGGTGCAGCGTATCCGAGATCCTGAGATCGGTGAATCTATACTTATGAGGCTGCATCTACCAAAGGATGGTGTTCGAGAGTTCACTATCCCTCTTACAGCGGTAACTTCTAAAGAGGAGTTCCGTAAACAGATGTCCATGCACGGTGTTGCTCTACTTAGAGTGGATGAACTTATGAAATACACATTAGATTGGGTGAATGAATTGCAGGCTAACGATAAAGCAGACGACGCACACAAACAGTTTGGTTGGGTTGGTGATGGTTTCAATTCCTTTGTGTTAGGCAACCAACATATCTTAGAGAACGATATAAATTTCAACCCGCCGTCCTCCCAGACGCTATCGATGTTCCCTATTTTTGAACCCAAGGGGACTATGGAGCAGTGGCGTAAGAATATGGATTTCTACAATCGGGATGGGTTTGAACTACACCAATACGTAGTCGGCACCGCATTTGGTGCTATCCTCATGCAAGACTCTTCCTTCCACTGTGCCACTCTCAACCTACACAGTAAGGAGTCAGGTATTGGTAAGACCACGGCTATGTATGTAGGAGCGTCATTGTGGGGAGACCCTGACGCAATAGTTATGGATCAAAATACTACACTTAACTTCAGACTGCACCGTGCCGAAGTATACCATAACTTACCATTCTACGTTGACGAGATAACGGAGATGAAGCCCTACGAGGTTAGTCAATTAGCTTACTCGATGAGCAGTGGTAAGCAGAAAGGGCGTCTGGCTGGTAGTTCTAATACCGAACGGTACAGGGGTGATCCGTGGAAGTTTCTCTCTGTAACAACGGGTAACATGAGCGTTATAGAAAAAGTATCCGCATATAAAGCCATGCCGAAAGCAGAGGCGCAGCGAATAATGGAGGTAAAGGTAGACACATTATTCCATAAATCCGCTGATACTATGGCACAGGAAGCGTTTCTAGCTTCTGTGATGGAGAACTACGGACATGCTGGTCCTCTATATGTGCAGTATGTAATCAAAAATAGGGAAACCATCCGAGCCCTTGCCGATAGTATAAAAGAGAAAGTCATAGCGAAGGCGGGACTAACCAGTCAAAATAGGTTCTGGACCGCTCATGTATCCTACACCTTGGCCGGACTTATATTGGCAAAGAAACTCGGGTTCCATGACTATGATATCCAGAAGATATTTAATTTCGCTATCTGGATGATTAAGCTAAACCAAAACACTGTGTCTGATATGTCATTGAGCGTGCAGGATATTCTCAATGATTACATAAACGAACATTGGAATAACGTATTATGGATTAAAAGCACGGACGATCTACGTAAAGGGCAGGGTGGCGCGTTGGATTCATTGATTGTACCGGAAGCGCTGCCACGGGGTAAGCTAGTCGCACGATATGAAACAGACCTAAAGCGCGCATACCTACTACCTAAACCGCTTCGGGATTGGTGTGTGGATCAACAGATAAACTATGGTTCGTTTCTACAAGATCTAACCAACCAGATGAACGCTAAGAAGATAAAGATGCGGCTTAGTAAGGGTACGCACATGCAGCTACCTCCGGCCCAAGTATTAGTGGTCGATTGCTCTATAGAGGCTCTCAATGGTGCAGCGGGTAATACGGACGAATGACTTAAACCCTGACGGGTTACGTGTCGTATTAGATTGGGAAGCATTGAGCCCAGGGACATCCATGTTTGTGCCGTGCATTAACACTACGGTAGCGTTGGAACAGGCAAAACGGATAACTAAAAAGTTAGATTACGACGTTATATTAAAGGTAGTTATAGAAAGTAAAAAATTAGGTATTCGCATTTGGCGAATAGCGTGATATATAGGGGTTAGACAGCTTTTCCTCCCCGCTGTCTGTTCTCCTTGGTTGATTGCCCCTCTGCTTCGGCAGGGGGGCTTTTTTAATCCCAGATAGATACGTTCTTGTCGAAGTCACGAGCCTCTGCTTGTAGCGTGGCGCGCATGTTCTTGTTGAGCGTAATGCCGTGGTGCATCTCTGCACTGGTCTTCTGGTGGCTCTTCATAGAACGCTTCACCGAATCCGCTGTTATGGCGGCGTTGGCATGTCTACTATTAAATCTTCTCAGGCGTTCTACGGCATCCCTGACGCCTTCACTATCACCAGAGCGTGCAGATATGTAGAGCCTACGTAGTATGTTGGTACGTTCTTTTGCTACAGCTCGGTCAATCTTCTTAAGCGCAGCGTTCTCCATAAGTTGTCTGGAGTAATCCGCTGGCGCAAACCCGAGCATCTGAGCTAGTGAGTGACCAATACCGATATCATCCACGATGGAGTCACCGCGCATTGTATTGGCGCCTTCGGTGGCAAACCTAATACCCTTCATAACATTACGGATAGCTGCGGGAGACATAGCTTCAAGACCCCGTGTGGTATCGCCCTGAGAAATCATATCAAGACCACGTTCGATACCCATACCGAGACCAACAACAGGACCACCTAGCTCTTCAAGGGCGGTGAAGAATACGCTTTGATCCTTGGCAATGCGGTTCTCACGGAAGATAAGTTCAGACAGACCAATACGTGCTGAGATATCTACACCAAATAGGTAATTACCAAGACCCCCGTAGACACCCTCACCCAAATATTGACGTGTCATGGTCTGGAAGTCTTCCTCATCATCTTCGAGGAACATATTAGCGATCATAGCCAGGGTGCCAAATATTGGCATACCACCGACGCCAGCTAGTAGACCTGTTGCACCGAATACTCCGGCAAGCTGCCTACGTGCCATGGCCTTATCAGCGGGAGATCCTTTGATCGAGTTCTCACTGAGCTTCCACAGCATGTAGTACATAGACACACCGTAACGCTTAAACATAAAAGCTATGCGGCCTATGTTGCTCTGAGAGATAGGTGGAGCACCTGCAGCCTGTACGCCGCCGTTAGTCATCTCGGTTACATATACAGCTTCACGGGCGGCAGCCTGCATATCGGCGTCTGATATTCTACCACTTGCATAGGCTGCGCCTAACTCGTTAACAGGCACACCTACTCGTTTGGATAGCTCCATCTGGTATGCAGTATCGAGGGTTATCTGGCGTTGAGCGCGTTCCAAGTGGTGGAACATAAACCCAGACGCCATATTAATTTTCTGTAAGGCACTTGCCGCAGACGTATCCATACCCTCCATATCCAATACGTCCTGTGTAATGGATCGGTTGAGCATACCCTGTTCTGCTGCCACCTCGGCTAATGCGCGACGCATCTTTATTTCCGGTGGTGTATTGGCAGCATCGAAGTTGTAGTTGTCGAGGGATGGGGCAGCACTGACGGTACGCTTTACCTTACTGGTTCCGTCAGGCCCATACGTCTCAATCTGACGCTCTCTACCACTCGACATAAATAATTTTACTGCATTGCCCATAGCCCTAGAGGCTTCAGCATAACCACGAGCAGTACCCGCAACACCCGGACCTCCGTATTTACCAGCTAGGTACGGATATACGATCATAGGTAATGCAGTCAGGTTGACCAACGCAGAAGACACGTTGAACCCGAGAGTAAAGTTAAACCCAAGGGAGCTACCGAATTTAGACCAGTTGGATATATTTGGGCTGGCAGCGAAGCGTGCCCTGCGGTCTAGGTCTTCTTTTATATTATCTAGCAGTGCGCTCTGCTCTATATCGACCTCTGGCTTTTGCTTCTGTGTCTTAACATACTCGTCGATTTCGTTTCTGTATTGCTGGATCTCTCGGCCATGCTCGATCTGAGCGAGCTGCCTTACGATACCCATACCCTTATTTCTTAGCGCAAGCACCGCATCCTTCTTAGCGCCGGGTGTGCCTTTACGTTGCCGGAACCCTTGCAGCATGGACCGTTCTGGTATGGAGTCCAAATATAAACGCACCACTTGATCCGCTAGTGTATCTGGATCGCTAGCTTTTTTCTTCGGCTCGATGCCATTGACCTTCATTGTCTTCAAGATATCGTTAACAAAGGCAGTCGATGGAGCTTTGCTATAGTCTATCTGGCCTCGGCTGGTGTATTCGTTGATATCTGTAGCGCCCCCAGTAGCCTTGAGTTGCTTTATGGCAGTCTGTGCTGCCGTCTTAGATTCAAAGGCTTCGGCGAAGAAATCTGGCTTACCAGTGCGGGGGTTTGTAGCTGTATATGTTACCCAGTAATCACCACGGCGGAACAATGGGAAGTATGGGTCGATAGCACCGTTAGCTACTAACGCTTTATTTATTTCATTGTATATGGCTTGCCCTTCGGCATCACCAACCTCGTCACGCAAGCGTTTGCGTAATGTAGACTGAATATCACCGAGAAGGGCTTTATAGGTATTACGAAGTGTACGGTATTGTGTACGTCCACCATCCCCGATCTCGTTGAACATACGCTTGGCATCGCGCCAATCCTTCATACGCTCTGGATCACTACCGTATTTCTTCTGGGCATCCGTTTGAGAGAGTTCTGGGTCTACTTCCCCACTAGTGGATAACACTACGAGTTCGTCGAAGATAGCGAGCTTCTCTGGGTTGCTACGACCCCAAGAAGATATGCCTTTAATAACAGCGTCGATGGCCTCTTGGCCCTTGTTTATTACACCGCTCTGCCTACGCACGATATCGTTCAGCTTACTTGCACCGGGGATATACTTCTCAGCAATCTCAGTAGCACCGTGCAAAGGAGTGACGTACTGGAGCGCCTGCCTAGCACGTAGAGGTATGTTTCTATCTTTTATGAAGTTAACAAACCGCTCTGCGCTATCCTTTGTTATCGGTGGCATATTGTTAAGCGCACCATTTAGAACTCTAGCTGCACCGCCGAAACGAGACAGCATAAACAGTTCATTAGCAGCGCGAGTATCAGGGGCCGGAGCAATAATGCTTTCGATCATACGATCAGCAGCGTTGAGCGCAGAGGTAATACCCTTGGGCTGTAGTCCAACCATACGCCGTAAGAAGTTACCAACAATATTCATGAACTGTTGCAGCATCGATACGGGTTTGCCGGATTCATTAAGCTGCGCTAGTTCCGCTTGGAACTCTGGGTTTGAAAACACTTCAGATACGAACTCATCTACAGACTGGGCGCCGTAGAAGTTCTCCAGAGAACCTTTAGCATTCTCAAAGAGCTTTGTAAGTTGTTTTGTTAAGGGGTGTCCCGGTTTAGCTAACGTCGCCGAAACCGCCATGTGGGTAGCTTCATGCAGTAGCGTATGGGTGTTCATACCCATAACGGAGTCTAATTTTATTGTATTAGTTTTAGGATCGAATAAACCTGCCAGCGGTGTACCATCTGGGCTTTTTAGGTTCTCTACCACCTCTACTTTGGTGTCACCCACAACATCGAGCAGCTTCTTGGCTATGTCAGAGACGCGATCACTATTAGCTGTACTAAACAATATGCGAAGAGCGCCACGTAAATTACCTGCACCCAGTCCACGTATAGCTTCTGGATGCAGAGGTAAGCCAAGATGCACAACGGAGTCAGAAGGAAGAGCCCTAAATCTTACATGGCTTCCCATATAGACGACTCGGTCTTCACCCCTTGTTATAGCGTCGTGCCTAGCTTTATCTTCTAAGTTACGAGCGATCTCTTGTTCTAGGGTGAGTATGTGGTCATTGGTGTTAACTTTATACCAACTTAGAGCATCTGGAGAGAGATTAGCCTCCACCCATTTTCTGGCTTTTACTGCATACTCTTTACCTTGATGCTGCATATATGCAGCTTCTATATCAGTCTCACCTATACTTCGCGCATAACGCTTCTTCCCAAGAATTTCCGCCCAGGCCATATCTTCTAGCCCCATTACGGGGCTCTCATGTACCCTAAAGAATCGGGCCGCTGCATCTGCATCGGAACCCTTGGGATGTGACTTCTCTAGAAGGGTTTTAACTGCGTCTCTATCTGTTTTGGTAAGAGGGTCTTTAGCAAGGATAGCTTTAGTGCCCCCTGTACGCCCACCAGTATCTTGGAAGACCGGGATGATGCGGCGCATCATAGCTTCGACGCGAGGGAGAACAGGGCCACGACGCTTAAACTCAGCTATCTGCTCTTCTGAGAACGGTAAACGATATCTACCATCGGCGCTAAGTTTGGGGGTAAGATCTACGGGAGGTTTTTTTGCCTCGGTAACTGGCTTCTTTTCTTCGCGTGTCGGACGGACAGCAGTGCGCCCCGCTGCTGGTTTCGGCGCAGCTTTTGGTTTTGCGGCTGGCGCTGGTGTAGGAGC